GATAGTATTAAATCTATGCTCAAACATATGGAAGAAACCTATATGATGGCACCTGCTAGCGGTAAAACTTGGTACCATAACGCCTTTCCCGGTGGATATGTAGATCATGTTAATAGAGTAGTACAATATGCTGTTGAACAACATAGACTTTATATTAAAATGGGAGGTACTGTAGATTATACTGAAGAGCAATTAGTATTTGCTGCACTCTTCCACGATTTAGGTAAGATAGGTGATGGAGATAAACCAAACTATATACCTCAGACTGATAAATGGAGGCAAGATAAACTATCAGAGATGTATACCTACAATCCAGACCTAGACTTTATGCTTATTCCAGACAGATCTCTATTCATATTACAGAAATTTGGTATAAAAGTAGATCAGAAAGAGTTTTTAGGTATCAGATGTCATGATGGAGTGTTTGATAAGGCTAATGAAGCGTACTTCTTCAGTAATGTTGAGTCATCTAGACAGAAAACAGCTTTGATATCAGTATTACACACAGCAGACTTCTTAGCTTCCAAGGTAGAATACGATATGTGGAAGAATAAAGGTGGTAATTCAATGCCTAAGACACAAAAAACTAAAGCCTCTACAGGAAAACGAGTAAACTCTTCAGCAGGCTTATCTAATTTACTTAAAAATATTTAATATGAACTTAAATCCTACAACATTTTACATAATATTTACAGTTTTAGTTGTTTTGATAATAGTTTTTTCATATATTATAGTTAATCTACTGTCAAAGGTAGAGAAATATGAAGATATAGCTGTAGATCAAACAACTTATTTGCAGAATATATCGAATCTTATAGGAGATTCACAAAAGCACCTTAACAAACTCGATGAACGTGGGGTTTTCAAGTCAGATGATGAGGTCGGTTATTTTTTTAAACAAATGCAAAACGTGCAAAAAGAGCTAGACCGATATATGCTCCCTCAAAATTATGGCAAGAAAGAAAAGCAAAGCTAATTACTTTACAAAGGAGACAGAAGAATACATAGTTAGATACAATACTTCAGAAGATAATACGTATAGAAACTCAATCTTTACAGAACATATTTACTACCCTTTTTACAAACTAGCAGAGAACATCATTCATACTTTTAAGTTCTATTATACAGATGTAGATAAAATAGAAGATTTAAAGCATGAAATTGTTTCTATGTTATTAGAAGAAAAGATAATGAAGTTTGATCCTACCAATGGAGCAAAAGCATACTCTTACTTCGGAACAATAGTCAAAAGGTGGTTAATTAATTACAACAACAAGAACTATAAGAACCTTAAGAAGATAGGTACCTTCGATGAAATGTATGATGGTTATGAAACTAAAATGCAAGTAGACGAAGAACATGCTATTACCTTAGGTCAGTTCTTAGATATATATGTTGAAAACACTTATGAAGAACTAGATGAATTATTCCCTAAAGATAATGAAAAACGTATAGCTGACGCTATCCTTACTATATTTAAAACCAGACAAGATCTAGATATATTTAAAAAGAAAGCTCTTTACATATACATTAGAGAAATGACGGATTGTGAGACACCTCACCTTACTAAAGTAGTTAATAAACTTAAAGAAGAATTTTATCTTTTACATAACAGTTATAATAAAGTAGGACTTATTCGTACAAAAGTACTTTAAATCTATTTATAAGTAAAGACTTATTATGGACAGTAGTAAAGAAATATTTAAAGGCAAATCGCTATCTGACCTATTTGGTGAAATATATGACAATTCTAGAGAGACAAAAACACAGGTTAAAGCATTAATCGGTGAACTTAAACCTCTTATAGAGAATATAGGAGATGCTACTCTTATTGTTCCTATGATTAAAGAGTATATGGAAATAGGAGTAAAGAACGATGAACACTTAATCAAACTAGCAACAGTGATCCAGAGAATAGAAGCTATACAAGCTAAAGGAGATGGATCTGAAATATTTGATTTTGAATCATTACAGGATTTATTAGAAGAAAGCGAGAACGTACAGGAAGAAGTTAAAAACGTATCCGAAGAAGATAAAGAGGAATGAGCTTAGACTATAATAGTATAAAACGTAGAACAACTACCTCACCAGTCAACACTGATAGTAATGAAGAGTTTATCGGTAGAGTTGTAGATATTATTCTAGATGATAAACATCCAGAGTATGCTAAATACGGGTATAGTGATAGTATAGGTTTAATAAAATATACAACATTAGGAGTAAGAGAAGAAAAAGGGGTTGAAATTGACGAGGAAGAATACGCAGGTATAGCTGTACCTCTTCGTAGAAATAGTAACCTTTATCCACTAAAAAATGAAGTAGTTATACTAACTATAGGACCAAGCTTTAACGTGGAAAACCAATCTTCAAGAGGTAAGGTCTACTACCAAACAGTTGTTTCTATCTATAACCACACCCATCATAATGCTCTACCACCAACCACCGGAAGCAAAAGCGTAAATATAGGCGAAGGTATAGATGAACAGGGTAATCTAGCGCCACTGCAACCATTACCTGGTGATCATATAATAGAAGGTAGACTAGGACAATCACTACGCTTCTCAGGAGGCCTTTCAGAAAAGAGTACTTGGACTGATGATAGTAACAAAAATAAGCCTATAACCGTATTAAGAAACGGACAAAGAGAAGTAGAGGGAGGTTTTGCTAGTATTATGGAAGATATAAATGAAGATGATACATCTATTTATCTTACCTCTAACCATATGATTCCTCTGACTTTAGCTAATAATAAGAGAGATACATATGATGAAAAACCTGATAACCCAACAAACTATCAAGGATCTCAATTACTATTTAACTCAGATAGACTTACCTTAAACGCTAAGAAAAGCGACATACTTATATCAAGTGCTGAATCGATAGGTTTAAACTCTAAATCAGCTCACATAGATGCTGATGACTATATGTGTTTTGATGCAGATAAGATTTATTTAGGTAGACGAGCTAGAGCAAATGAAGGTGCTAATAAACAGCCTGTTATATTAGGACATAGAATGGAAGCATTCTTACAAGATGTATTAGATCAATTGATAGCCCTATCTAAAGCTATGGGTAAAGCTAAAACTATTAAAGGAGAACCTATACCAACAATAAACCTAAGAGGAGCATCAGCAGAGATAGTAATTAACCAACTGAAAAGGCAACTTAACCCTAAAGGTAATAGTACATTAAAATCTAATAAAACTTTCGTAGAATAATGCCCTGTAGTATACCTCCATCGAATCTCGCCCTCTTTATAGCTAAATACTTAGCAAAGCTAGAAGCATACGTTATAGCCAAAATATATGAAGAGGTTAATAAGGTGATAGAAAAACTTATGGGACAGATATGTCCTCCAGTTGAAGAAATAGAAAAGCTACTAGCTTTGAGAGACAGCTTAGTTAATATGTTAAACGGGTTAGAAAAGAAAATAGAACCTATTAAAAAGTTTGCAGATATATTAGATCCTCCTATTAAAGCAGGAAAAGCAACTGTATTAGTATTAGAGTTAATGTCTCTACCGGGTACTATAGGTATACCACCTGGACCTGCCGGGGGTGTTATCTTTTCTATATCTGTTGGAGCACAAAATAGATTCTCACAGCTACTAAATCTAGCATGTCAGATAGTAGATTTGTTAGCTAAAGATCAACAAGCTATTAAAGATTTAACAGATATAAGTTTTGATGGGCTTGAACCAATAAAACAAAAATTGGAGAGTATAGATATAAAACTATTCTCATGTGTAGATGCTTTACCTGAAGATGAAAAGAAGAGGTTACTTGATTCAATAGACAACTTACCCTCTAATGCAGGACTGTTAGGGACAAGCACTACAGATATGGACGGTACCCTTAGGTACTTCTATAAAGACTATACTATAGTAATTAAAGATGATGAAGAAACATCATTAAGTGTAGCAAAAAGAAGGTACGCACAAGTTGAAAGTGCTACCGGAGTTGTACTTATGAGAGGACCATCCTCTTTCAGTTCTTCAACAAAAGTACTAATAGACGAAATAAAATTCAGAATTAACAACCAACTTCCATAAACTAACTATTTATTAATATGAAACTAGATCAATTACGAAAAATTATACGTGAAGAAGTCAGATCAGCTGTGAAGGAAGAGTTACAAGAAGTAATGAACGAAGCAGTAAAAGCAGCAAGTGCGCCAACAACATACACCGCACC